GTACACGTATTCAACAACGATGCGTGCTGCACCAGCAGTTAAATCGTCTACAGTACCAGCAACTACAAGTTCACCAGCATTAGCACCAATTGTTTTACCAATAAGTGCACCAGCACCAGTAACAACGTTACCAGCTGTGCCAATAGCAGTTTGTGTTGCTTCTGCAGCAGCGATTAAACCATCATTGTCAATTTCAGTACCACTACCTTGCTGTAAGCCTACAGTTAAATCTGTAGTACCTGATGTAGATGTAAATGCTGTATCAACATATAATGTTGCAGATACAACAGTTGCATTTGCAGGGATTTGGTATTGAAGATTAGTAGTACCAGCAGCAGGTAAATCGTCATAATTAAAATCCCAAATTGCAGATTTAATTATGCCATTTTTAGTTGATTGCTGCTGTCCGTGTTTTGCATCAACGTCTCTTGGACCATAATGATTAAGGACATTGATACCAGCTGAATTTTCTAAAGCCATGGTTTTTCTCCTTAATAATTAGTTGGGTGAGTTAAAATAACACCAAGAGTGTCTACACGTTGAGCACCTAAGCCATAACGTGAAGTTACTTGATACTTGTCTGCACGCTCTTCATTGTCTCTCCAACCTTCTGTTTTAGGAGCACGTCTCCAAGCATGCATAATTGGCTTGCATGAATCATCTGCTACGCACATGAACACGTTAGCCTTATCACCAATTTCACCAGTATCATTAGCTAAGCTATATGAAGAAGCGTTAATAGCTTCAGTAGCTGTTAATGTTGGTAAGAAATTAGATGTATAAATATCCCAACCAAAGATATTGCGAACAAATTTATGGTCTCTAGCGAAACCTTCTGTTACCATACCTTCAAACATTGGGTTGTTTGAAACGTTAACAATGTTTGTTAAGCTATTTAATGTAGCTTCAACAACAGGGTCAACAATAGCAATACGACCTGAAGCAGGTGCATTTGCTTTATCAAATGCTAACTTCATAGAAATAAAGTCAGATAGTGTAACAGTACGTGTTGTACCACCTGAACCACCAGCTACCCAACGATGTGGACGGCTGTTTACTAAGTTTAAGTTAGCGGATGTTTGAGCAGCGTTAGCTACGTTTAAGAAACGTGTTTCGTGGTGTTCACCAAGAGCACGAGTCGATTCCATAGCACGCATAGCCATAAGTGTATCAACTTGAGAACCATCTTCACGAAGGTCATCAGACACTTTCCAACCATCACCAACGTAGTCAGTGATAGAAAGTGTAATTGTACCTGTGTCGATAGGACTATAGTTGAGAGGAGTATCTTCAGCTGCATCTTGAATTGTTACAGTACCTACTGTTTTGATGTTAAGAGTTGTACCTGAACCAAAGTCTGTTACATCCCTCCACATACCTTCAGGAAGTAGATAATCGTGTAAGTTTTCAAGAATAAACTGTGAATACTGTTGTGCTTCAATAAAAGCACTAGTATTGCTTGTTAATTGTGACATAGTTTATTCCTCTAAGCTAGTTGTCGTTTTACTTTTTCTCCAGCAATTTTCCAAGCACTAACTAAATCTTTTGTTGATGCTCCACGTTTAACTTTAGCAGATAACTCTTGAGGAGTTGTACTCTGATTATAAGTTTCTGTGTTAACATTACCAGTAGATTTAGCTATACTAGCAGGTTTATTATCAAACCCAGCTAGTTTAATTACTACACTTGGAGATGTAGTTGCTAGACCATTTAATTGAGCTACAGTTAAACCTGAGTCAGAAGCAAGTTTATTGTAAACTTTTTCTGCTTCAGTGCCATAAGTTTCTTGAAACCTTTTAGCAACAGAAGCTGCATTAGCTTTTGCTGTTTTATTAGTTTCATTTTGTTGTATAGCTTGTTGAACTAAAGCCATCACGTTATCTTGTTGTATTCCTTCTTGAGGAGCTGTCGGCTGCTCGTATGAAATACCAGACTTTATTTCATCTAAAAGTTCTTGAGTAGTCTTACGTTTAGTAAGTTCTTCTCTTACTTCAGCAAGTTCTTGTTCAAGAGTTTTAATATGTTCTTGAGCATGAGGTACTGATTTAAGAGCTTCTTCAGGACTTTTATATTTTTTCCCCTCACCTACTAATTCTTGAACTTCTGTCGGAATTTCAAAAGGTTTAGTTTGGGTATCTTGTTGTTGAGTTTCCTGGGTAGGTTGCTCAACAGGTTGTTCAGTTGTTACATTATTCTCTTCCATTAATATCTCCTTGGTCAGAAGGTATTAGATTATATAATTTAGTATAAGCTTTTTGCATTCCAAGTAAATAAGCTTGATGAAAAGACCATGAATGATTACTAAAATTGTCTTCACTCATAGCTTTTCTTTGAGCTAAAGATATTTGTTCTTCACAATATTCTCTAATCTCTCTAAAAGCTTCTATTTTAC